CAATACAGCCAGTTATTAGGCGCATTGCAACAGCAGCTGACAGCATTTGACGAGCCTGCGCCGGACTTTGATCGTTTATACGATGAAGACCCGATTGAAGGTGCAAGGCAAGAACGACAGTACAGACTCAGAACGGAGCAGCGCCAGCAAAAAATGCAGGCCATTGCCATCGAGCAGCAGCGTGTGAATGACGCTAACGCCCAAGAGCAACAGCAGCAAATGCGTGGACTGATCCAGAGTGAGGCAGCGCAACTTCCAGAACTCATACCGGAGTGGCGTGACGAGAAGATTGCCAATAAGCAGCGAGAGCAGCTTAGAGAATACCTCATCAACCAAGGCGTAGCTGAAGAAGAGCTAGGGGCGTTGGTACGCGCTAACCATATTGTTGTGTTGCGCAAAGCCATGCTTTATGACCAAGGTCAGAAGCGCGTTCGCAAAGCACAGAAAGCTGGGCAGGGTGGTAAAACTGTACGGTCTGGATCACGTCAACAGCAGGTGAAACCTAGTCAGCGCAAAACTAAAGCCGCATTTCAACGTCTCAAACAAAATGGCAGCACAGAAAATGCAGCCTCAATTATTGAATCTATGCTTTAGGAATTACCATGACTATTATCGCAAACACTTTCCTCAAATATAACGCTATTGGCGTTCGTGAGGATCTCTCAAACATTATCACTATGATCTCTCCAGAGACTCGCCCTTTCATGTCTAACATGACAAAGAAGCGATCAGTAACTAACACTTTTTTTGAATTCCAGACAGATGATCTTGGCGCAGCTGCAGCTAACCACCACTTGGAAGGTGACGATTTAGCTTCGTTCACCGCAGTAACCCCAACTACTAGGCTTGGAAATTACACACAGATTAGTCGCCGTGATTTCATTGTGTCCGACACAATGTCTGCGTTAGATCTTGCCGGTAGACGGGCAGAGGTCGCGTACCAGATCAGTATGGCAGGCAAGCGCCTTGCTAACGATATGGAACATAACCTTTGTGGTTTGAACCACGCAGCAGCTGGCGGTAACGCAACCACTGCACGAAAGACTGCGCCTTTGGCCGCTTGGTTAAAAACCAATACTTCGCGCGGAACAAACGGTGCAGACCCAACAGTATCTGGCGGCGTTGTAAACGCGGCTGCTACCGATGGCACTCAGCGAGCGATGACAGAACCAATGTTAAAATCAGTGCTGCAGGGTATTTTTAGCAGCGGCGGATCACCACGGTTTGTATTAGTGGGTCCACACGTTAAGACTGTGATCTCTGGCTTTGCTGGTATTGCCGCTCAGCGTTATCAAGCGCCTAGTGACTCCCCAACAACTATCATCGGTGCGGCTGACGTCTACCTTAGCGATTTTGGCTCAGTGGCAATTGTCCCCTCAACAAAATCGCGCGCAAGAGATGCGTATGTGATTGACCCTGACTTGGTAGAGGTAGCTACGCTAAGACCTATCCAAGCAAATGAGCTTGCTAAGACCGGCGATGCAACCAAATTCCTCACTTTGGCAGAGTACGGCCTGGCCGTAACCCAAGAGGCTGGTTGTGGCGTTATAGCAGACCTATCCACTAGCTAGTAGGAAACGTATGGAAATAAAACGCAACCTGTCGAACGATGCCGCCAGCGGCATCAAGACCGACTTCATTTATGAGGCTGGCGACACGCTGAAAGATGACAAGATCACTATTGCGTCTTCGCAAGATGTGACTGCGATCCTTGAAGCGAACAAGCGCGCCCGAAATGAAACTGACCGCCGCCATAGTCACGGCGAGTGGTCGCGGGTCGCATCCATACCGATGTCGATCTATTACGATCTGAAAGCAAAGGGTATTGCCGACGATCCTAAGAGATTGGCTAAGTGGTTGAACGACTCAGAGAACCGCGCGTTTCGCACCAGAGACGCGCGTATCTGATGGCGATTTCTACCTACAGCGAGTTGCAGGCAAGCATTGCTGATTGGTTAAATCGCACTGATCTGGCCTCTGCCACAAAGGACTTTATTGCCCTGGCAGAGGCTCAGTTTCAGCGCTCTGTTCGACACCGCTACATGGTCACCAGATCACAAGCGACCATCGACTCAGAGTATTCTAGTACGCCTGCAGATTGGCTGCAGACTGTGAGCTTAATTTTAGAGACTAACCCCGTCACGCAAATGGAGTTTCTCACTAACGAAGCCCTTAACGGGCTGAAGTCTGGATCAAGCGCCACTGGTACGCCTAACCGCTATACCCACGTTGGCACTGAGATCCAAGTCTTTCCAGCGCCAGATAACACAGCAACCGGCTACACCGGGGAGCTAGTTTATTACGCACGCATCCCAGCGCTGAGCGACAGCAACACAAGCAACTGGCTGCTCGACTACAGTCCGGACATTTATTTATATGGCGCGCTGATGCAAAGCGCCCCTTATTTGCAAAACGACGAACGAATTCAAATATGGTCGAGTCTGTATTTAAAAGCCATAGATGACCTAGAGATTTCAAACCAACGAACAGCTGGCCAGACCAGCGTCAAAATGAGAGCGGCACCGCTCCAGTAGGAAATTATTATGGCTGGCTTTTCTGACTACCTTGAAAACAAATTGTTACTTCATACTTTCTCGAATACGGCTTACACCAGCCCTTCAGCTGTTTATTTGGGTCTATTCACTAGCGCCCCGACTGACGCTGGCGGTGGCACAGAATTAAGTGGCGGTGGGTACACGCGCAAGGTTGCCAGCTTCACCACAACAGGCGCAGCGGCGACTAACGCATCCGCAGTTGAATTCCCCACTGCCAGCTCAGATTGGGGCACCATCGTTGCCGTTGGCGTATTTGACGCAAGCAGCAGTGGTAATCTGTTAGGTTGGTCTAACCTCACATCAAGCAGAACAATAGAAACAGGCGATGTCTTTAGGTTTCCTGCGGGAGACGTGGACATAACACTAGACTAATGAGTCAACAAGGCTGGAATTATGGCAGTTACGGCTCTGGCAGATATGGCCAATGGAGCTACATTGATGGCAGCGCGACTGTCACTGCTTCATCGACTGTGGCGGCGACTGCTCAGGTGGTTACGAACGCTGCGGCAGTTGTCAGTGCTACTTCTGTGGTTGGTGCCGATGGCAGTCGCACTCGCACAGCAAGCGCTGCAATCCCTGCGTCATCAACGATCACGGCTGCAGCACAGCGTTTTAGAAATGTTCAGGCGCTCATCACAGCTTCTTCAACAATCAGCGCTACGGCTGTCACAGTCACCACTGGCAGCGCGTCAATCCTCGCAACAAGCTCTGCAAGCGCTACAGCGACTACATTACTCACTGGTGCTGCGGCTATCGTCGCGGCCTCTAGCATTACGGCAGGCGGCGGGCAAATTAGGTTCGGCGCTGCAGCAATCAGCGCTCAGGGCGTGGTCACTGCTAACGGCGAGATCAAGTGGCAAAGCGAACCCGGAGCCAGCACAAGCTGGACAGAGCAAACAGACATAAGCACAACTTACACCCAGCAACCTAGCGCCAGCACAAATTGGCAAAAAGTTGCGTAATAGAGATTAATCATGGCTGATACATTTTCCAACGATTTACGCCTTCGCCTACAAGAGAGCGGCTCCAATGCGGGAACTTGGGGTGACTTATTGAACGGCACGATCACAAATATTGCCTCGGCGTTAGGCCAGGGCAGCGAGGCCATCCCCAACGCCAGTAGCCACACAATCACCTTGGCTGATGGCACCGCTGATGAGGCGCGTTCGCTTTACTTGAAGTGCACAGGCGGCGGTCAGGCTTGCACAGTCACGCTCGGCCCTAACACGATCTCAAAGGTCTGGATAATTGACAACGCCACATCTTACACGCTGACCTTTAGCCAAGGATCAGGCGCGAACGTGGCTATTGCCGCTGGCGCGGTGAAAGTTATTGCCACTGATGGCGCTGGATCAGGCGCGGCTGTTGTTGATACGTTAGATGGGTTGTCGCTTAGCAACCTAGCAGTTACTGGCACGATTAAACTAGACGGTAACTACCCCACAGGTACAAATAACGTAGCAGTAGGTGATACTGCACTTGATAGTATTACTTCTGGTGCTACAGATAATGTAGCCATTGGTAGTGCTGCGGGTACGGCTTTGACTACGGGAATCCGTAACGTACTTATAGGATACCAAGCGGGGGATGCTTTAACAGACGCAGATGAAAATATTGCCATAGGCAAGTCAGCTTTAAGTTTAGATACTTTGGGCAGTCGTACAACTGCAATTGGTAAAAGTGCGCTATCTAATCAAAACTTTACGTCAGCCACCAATAGTTACAATGTAGCAGTGGGTTATGAAGCAGGAAAAGCAGTCACCACAGGCACACTTAACACCCTCATCGGTGGTCTTGCAGGTGATGCGATTACTACTGCCTCTTACAACACAGCGGTTGGTTATAATGCTTTAACCGCAAACACTACAGGCTCGGCAAATACCGCCAGCGGTTACAACGCTTTATCCACAAACACCACTGGCAATTATAATGTCGCTGTTGGTAATGTCGCTTTATTGGGTA